CAAATACACTAAATACTTTAAATGTAGCTGAAACAGGTAATATTGTTAATATTAACGGAAAAAATGTTAGTATTGCTTCAGTAGAAACAGATTCTACAACTACAATTAACGGTAAAACACTTACTATAGGTGAAGACACAACATCATCAACATTTAATGGTAATTCCACAGTAATAACAACTGCAGGTGTTGATAGCACAACTACAATTAATGGTAAAAGTGTTAATGTAGGAGAAGATGCGACAAGTGATACTGTTATGAATATTTATGGTAAATCTGTTAATGTTGGTGAAACAAGTAGTGTAACTAAAATACACGGAAATGATACTACAATTGCTAATACAGGTAGTAGTACAACTACTATTAATGGTTTAATTCTCAATACTGGTCAAAATACTACAGAAACAACTATTAATGGAAATAAAAGTGTAATAACAACAAGTAACAGATTAGCAAGTGAAACTATTATTAATGGTAGATCTGTTGCTATAGGTGAAATTGCAAAACCTGATTCAATTATGAATATTTATGGTAACACTGTTAATATAGGTGAAACAACAACTACTACTATATTAAGTGGTGATACTACAACAATTACTACAGCAGGTTCTACTAGCACTACTACTATTAATGGAAAAACTCTTTTAATAGGCGAAAATGTAGAGTCTAGCGAAACAACAATTGTAGGTAAAGATATCAATATTGGAACAACCGATACTATATTTGAAGGAAAAGGATCTACATACACTGTAAATACTGAAGCAGATGGTGCTTATTTAAAATTACAAAAGAATGTAGAAGGTTCTTTAGCTCAAATTGATATAGGTTCTCTTACAAACACCAAAGATATTAATTTAAAAGCACAAAATATTGATATTAATGCTACTGATAATTTAAGTTTAGCTACAAATTCTTTTGAATTTAATAAAGATAGTCAAAAAGCTTATTTTGAAATTAATGATGCTGATAGTAGAATTACTATTGGACGTTCGCAATTAGATAATACATATATTCACGGTTCTAATGTGTATATAGGAGAACCTGGTTGCACTACAACAATTTACGGTAATGTAATATCATATTCAGAAGGTTCTAATGTAGTTACTAATACTGTAACCGAAGAAACTTCAGCATTCCATATTCATAATACCGGAACAAAAACAGCTTTAACAGTTGTTCAAGATAATTCAGTATCGGGTGGTGGTTATAATTTAGTAGAGTTTTATACACAAGAAAATCAAGACAGAACACCATTTCGTATAGATGATGTTGGTCGTGTTGGTTTAGGTGTTGAAACCTCTGTAGATTTAAAAGCGTGGTTACATATTAATCGTAATGATCCTGATATTAGTTCTACTTTACCAGATGATCTTTTATTGATAGAAGATACTGATAATGATGCTACACCTTTTATTGTAAAGAAAGAAGGTGATGTAGGTATAGGAACTGATGTTCCAAGATATAAATTAGATGTATGGTCTGGAACATCTACATTAAATGGACAACAAAATAATGCGGGTAATATTAATGCTAAAGGTATTGCTCTTCGCGATGTTGTTTATATCAAACAAAATCATACTAATCGTATTATGTATGCTTTAGGTAATAAAGTATATAGTCACCCTGCGGGTGATTTTGTTCATTGCTGTGTAACTGGATTTACATTTACTTGGAATAAAAATGATATAGCTTATGCTAATTCTGATAATTCAGGTGTAGATCCATTTTTAACACCAGACGACGGAACTTTTGTTTTTAGAATGACCTGTAAATTACACGTTGCAGGTAGTAATGGACAAATCGCTTATCGTAGATTTGAAATTTTTGTTAATCCTCAAGATAATGGAAATAGTAATCCAGCAATTGTTACAGTTGCTGATATATTTGATTCAGTCCATGATCAATATGATTTCCCAGTTGAACCTACAGTTATTAGAAAAGGACCAACTGAATGCCAATTAGAAATAAAATGGAAAGTTCGTGATAATTCAGCAACTCCCCCTACAAACTCTCGTGCATATTTAGATGTTGAGTTTTTTGGACACGAAAATATTGGAGATATTAAAGCAGTTCCATTAAATGCTTATGATATTGCTAATAATGGAACTTTAACACTGGTATAAATATATTATTTTGAACAGTCTTTTACACTACCACTAATACAAGCATAACAGTCGCAACCAAAATCTTCAATTGCATTTGCCTTTATTATAGTTTCATCAATATCTTCTGTTTTACATTGTTTAATAATATTGAATTTTTCTTTTATCATTTTAAGAATATCTTCTTCATTGTAATTATCAATATCAAAAGCAATATTAATAGTAGTCTTATAATCAAAAATGGTTTCAATGCTAGTCATTATGTTTTAATTATTTTTTTTAATCATTTTTATATAAAAAATGATTTTAATATTACATTAATTAATAATGGATTCTTTAACAACATTTAATGATAATGGTTTAACGACAAGTGATTACCATAACACAAATATTTATATGATGTTGGTAATTAGTAATTTAGTATTTTTGTTACTGATATACTTTGCTTGTATTAAAACTAAATCTAAGACAGAACTAGAAGTTAAGATTGATAAAATTGATAAAAATATTGTAAATCTTATAAAAACATTTCGTGAATTAAAGAAAATTGATTAAAAATGATATTAATATATTATATATATTAATTATATAATGAAAAAAGGATTAAAAAGAGATACAACAGATAAATTTTATACTAAAACTAATATTGTTATTGGATGTTTAGATAACATAAGTAAATATATTTCAATAAAAGACGATGATATTATAATTGAACCTTCCGCAGGTAATGGAGCATTTTTATTAGAATTAAAAAAACAATATCCAAATAATAAAATATTAGCATTTGATATTAAACCAGATATTGAAGAAATTAAAGTTTTAGATTTTTTAAAATTTGATTATGAACCTATTAAAGATAACACTATACATATAATAGGAAATCCTCCATTTGGTCGTCAGTCTTCTACGTGTAAAAAGTTTATCAAATATTGTTGTTCTTTTGCTACAACAATTTCGTTTATTTTACCAAAAAGTTTTAAAAAAGACAGTTGTAAAAAGATATTTTTACTTGATTTTCATTTAAAGTTATCAATTGATTTAGATGACGATGCTTTTACATTAGATGATAAAGATCATAATGTTCCATCTATTTTTCAAATATGGCAGAAAGAATCTACAAAACGTTTAGTAATAAAAGATGAAATATCTAAATATATTTTATTTGTTAAAAAAGAAGATAATCCAGATTTATCAATAAGACGCGTTGGAGTAAATACTACAAAATGTGATAAAGAAATTGATGATAAAAGTGTTCAAAGTCATTATTTTGTTAAAGTTAAAGAGGATATAGATATAGATAGTTTTTTGGAAAAGTTCAATAAATTGAATTTTAATGATAAAGATAATACAGTTGGTCCTAAATCTATATCTAAACCTGAATTAATTAAGACAGTTAATACTATTCAATTTTGAAATATTCTTTAATAATACTCTCTAAATCTGAAAGATATAACAATATGTTATTTTCAAAACCTTTTGAAAATATTTTATAAGTTTTATTTTTACTTTTTATTAATTTTGGATATTCCGCTATTAAACAAATAGTTTTATTATCATCATTTGATTTATTATTTAATATATACTTTGATGCTCTATTTGTTTGATGACCACCACCAATTAAAGATATTTGATTCATACCAATTATTGCTTTATTAAGTTTCGTATTTAGAATGTAAAAGTCTGGTATTTCGTCTGTTGCTAAATTAATACATTTCTTTTCGAATTGAATATCATAATCTGCATCTAAAAATGTGAATGATAATATTTTATTTTTTATAATATTATTAAACTCATTGCCTCTTACTGCACCTTTTGTTCCTGGTGGAATTAAAAATTCTAAACAAAAATCTTTATTATTACTTATATTATTAATTTGTTCTTCAGTAATATTAGTTTCTTTAAGATATTTTTTTAGATTATTAATTTTATTTTTTACGGATGGACATTCGATATATTTATCATATAATGTCTTATCATCAAGACTTTTCCATATTTCTATATTTTTATTATATTTATTTCTAATTTGAAGATTTAATTCATCAATATTATTTTGTTGTTCTGTCATTTTAATTTTTATTTAAAATGAGTATCATTTTTTAATATTTATTTTTATTTAATAATAATAATACTATGTTTAAACAGTCTTCTTTAGATAATATATATTCATCAACCTATTATACAGATGTTAAACGAGATGAATTAATACGTGGAACTAAAATGTATAATAAAGCGCAAAATCCTATGGAAACTGGAATAGTTCCTAGACCCGCATTTGCTTCAATGTTTTCAGAAATTGAAGATAATAATGATAATTTAAGTGGTATGAAAATGGAAAAATCAGATTATATTCATAACAATATGGTTCCTTTTTTAAAAGGTAATGTAACACAAAATGTTGATGTTGAAAGAATGTCAAATTATACAGATCGTATGAGTGGTAATGATTCATTATATATGAAAAAAACAGAAGTCCCTTGTTTATTTAAGCCAAGTATTAATGATCAAGTTTGTTCTAGAGGAATGCGAAACAATGATGAGTTTTTAAAATCACGTGTAGTTGATCCTTTATCCAGAAATAATGAGTTTCCTATACAACAAATTAGAGTTGGTCCTGGTTTAAATCGTGGTTTTTCTTCTGCAGGTATTGGTGGTTTTCAACAAACAGATGCTTTAAGATATGCTGCCCCACCTGATTTACAAGCAAATAAACCTAAAACAGATCAAACAAGTAAAACCTTTCAAATACCGTTTCAAGGACCTAAAACTAATAGTGTTACTAAAAGATCTATGACCGAAAATGTTGTTAAAAATCTACCAGAAAGAACATTTGAACAAAATAAAGAAAACTTCTTTGTTACTACTGGTGCTTATACTAAACCAACCGAAAGAAGTAATCAAAATATTAAACAAACAAACGCACCTTTAGGACATATTGAATATACTGGTGTTGCTAAAGATACGGTTAATTTACAAAATACAAATGATGATTATGGTAAAGCTAATGTGGTTGTATATGATAATGAACGTAATAATTATGAAACTAAAACAGTTGTAACTAATTTAACTAGTTTAGTTAATGCAGTTGTAAGTCCTTTAGTAGATACAATGAAGAATAGTATTAAAGAATATTTGATAGATGCGCCTAGACAAGAAGGTATGATGAATCCTCAAATGCCTCAAGCA